CATGAACCCGGGCGCGAAGCCGAAGCCGCGACCCATGTCCGCGGTCTTCACGCGGTGTGGAACCAGCAGGCCGCCGCTGTACTTGTAATCCTTCGGCAGCCTGTTCTTGATCTCATCCGAGATTTCGCGCTCGAATCCATCATCCTCGAACTTGGTCCCATCCTGGCGCCCTACGGCGGCGAGAATCCCGCGCGTGATCGAGTAGCGGCGCACTTCGCGCTGATTGAGGTCGACCGCAGCCGCAGTCATGGCCTGCAGACCCGCGCGCTTTTTCTCGGCAATGTCGAGCCCCACGTCATGGGCCGACTTGCCGGACCTCACATATTCCTGCGCCTGCTGGGCAGTGAGGCCGTGCGCGGCGCAGGTCTGATAGATCTGCGTGGCGCGGATCCCTTCTGCTGCGTGATCGGTACCGACAGCCACCGTGGTGGTGGCGGCCTCACGGGCCGCCGTGTCCTGTACGGACATCGTGGTCTCCCTGGCCTCTGAGGCCGTTGAGGAATCGCGGGTATCGTCAATCGGCTGCGTGCCCGCGTCATCGCGCGCCGTTTCTGAATTCACGTCTGTTTGCGCTACGTCGGCCGGCGCATCCGAATCCGCAATGGCCACCCTCACGACAACCGATGTTTTGCTTACGGCTTCCGGAGGAAGTTCCTCGGCCGAGCGTGTCCGAGCCTCGGCCGGCCCGACTGCGCCCAGCTCTTCCAGCACCTGATCAAGCGTAGCAACACGATCAATCAGATTCTCCGCGATCGCGCGCTTTGCTGTGAGTACTCGACCCTGGCCATATCCAGCGCGCACCGCGGCAGGCGTGGCGCCGCGGTGGCGGGCGACAGCTTCAACGAAATCGTCATAGCTGTCGTTCACCATCTCCTGCATGTGCGCACGAGCATCCTCGGAGAGGGGCGTGAAGTAGTTGCCTTCCGCCTTGTATTTGCCCGCCTTGATGAGCGTGCGTTTCACACCGTGCATCGCGTCCATTCCCGAGACATCCGTATGCACGGCAAACACGCCAATCGAGCCAACATCACCGGATGACGCTGCGATCACCTCATCCGCCGCAGAGGCGATGAAATAGGCCGCGCTGGCCATCAGGGGATTGGCTATGGCCTTGATGGGCTTCCTTCCGCGAGCGCCGTAGATCTTCGCGGCCAGCTCGCTGACGCCGTAGACGGATCCTCCTGGTGAATCCACGTCGAACAGGATCGCGGCGACCGAACTGTCGTTGAGTGCCGAGTCGAACTGCTTTGCGATCTGCTCGGTCGATGTGCCTCCGCTGATCTCTGAAAACATGTTCATGCGCTGAGAGATCACGCCGTAGATCGGGATGACAGCGACCACACCCTGTTTCTGCGCGGTAACTTTTTTCGGTTCGCCGATCCGCGCTTCCACTTCCTCACGGGTAAGGATGCCGCCCTCGGCGCGCAGCTCCAGGAGCTCCATGATGGCGTCGAGCTTCTCTTGCATGATCGCCCACGGCATCGACTGCACGGCTTTCATGATCCCGGGGATCTTGAGTCGCATCGTCATCGGCTACTCCTCAGTTCCGTTCCGCATGTACGAGACGATGGTTGCCGTTGCGCTTCGCCGGCTGTTCGTCATCGTCGTCGTAAAGCGCGCGTGCAAACGCGGCATCCGATGCTGTCGGAGCCGGCGAGATCGGCACGCCGTATTCCTCCGACAGTTCCTTCTCGTGACGCAGTTCCTCGAGGGTTTCTTCGAAGTCGCGGCCCTGCTCGCCAGCTAGGCGCGTACGGCTGTCGAGTCCCAGCTCGAGCATTTTCTCCGCCGCGAGCGCGTCCTTCAGCGGATCCACCCATTGCCATCCACGCGGCTGCCACACGTGCTCGAGATACTCGCGGTAGTCGTAGGAAGGCAGCTTGAGCCCACCTACCGTCACGGACCACTTGAGCCATTCCGGGTAGATCAGCTCGTGCAGGTGCTCGATCGTGTGCACCTGGGCGAGACGCCAGCGATCGCGCTCGGTGATGAGGCCCGCGCGGATCGAGCTGTAGTTCACGCCCTCGAGGTCATTGGCCAGCGTGTTGTAGCTGACTCCGTAGCCGGAGGCCTGCGTGCGGAGTTGTGATTTGACGAAGTCTGGATAGCCCGCGGCCGGATAGTCCGGCTCCCAGGGGTGCAGATCGTAGCCGGTGATGTCCTCGAACGTGCCAGGCGATGCGTCCATGGTGAGCGGGCCATCATTACCCGGCGCGTCCGGATCATCCTCTTCATCGTTCTTGCGGGAGAAGAAACCCATCTTCGACGCGCCGACGCGGCACGCCACGAGATACGCTTCCTGGAAGCCGTTCAGCATTCGCGATGAGATGATGACCGGCGCTGCCCACGGCACGCCGCGCGTCTGACCCGGCCGTTCCACCATGAACAGGTGGATCATCTGATCGGCCGGAATGCGGATTCGCTCGCGGTCGAAGCGTGAGTCGGATGGGTGCGAGGACCAGCAGTGGTAGGCTACCGCTGCGCCCCACTTGTCGATCTCGATGCCGAGCCGGATTTCGTTAACACCGCGGCTCGCCGGCCGGTTGTAGTCGATGTCGAGCTGATCCGGATCCAGCAGCTGCAGCGAGAAGCCGTACGCGTTGTCGAAGCCGGGCAGCATGCGCACAAGCGCCTCGCCATCCTGCGCCTCGGTACGCGCGGAGAGCTGCTGAATGCCGATCCAGGACAACCGGCGATCCGCGGACGCGCACTTCGGCTTTCCCCACTCGTGCCACGCGGCCTCGATCGTTCGGTTGATGAGTTTGTCGGGCTTGTCATCGAACCCGCGGACTCGCGCCTGCAGCCCGATCCCCCATGGTCCGATGACGTTCTCTTCCACCAGGCCGAGGAACCGCTTGCCATACGCGTCGTTGCGGCCGATCTCGCGCGCGCGGGCGCGCAGTTTCTTCAGGTCACCGCGGATCTCCTGGCTGGCGGATCGCAGCTGAGCCAGCGTCCAGTCGGCGGTAAGCCGGTTCTCGACAGCGCCGCTGAATGAGTTTGCACGACGCTTGACATGGACGTGCCGTTGCGGGAACGGACTGCCCAGCCACCACGATTTGAATGCGGCCGCTGCGCCTCGCAGGCCTGAGTCACGGCGCGACAAATGTCACCTCGACAGACCGGCCTAGGCGCCCGGGACTCCGTTGCCTCCGCACTCGTCGCTCCCACTTCGTAAGCTCGGTCGACAGCTCCGTGAACTTGATCTTGTTTACCATTCGAGTCTCGACCTGGTAGCTCTCGACGTCTGCGATTGCGCGGCCTTCCAGGCGGGCACGCAGCACGTCGACCATACGCTCGGCGTGCGTCTTCTCGTTGACGGCGGTAGACGGATTGCGCCTGACCTCGATCGCGCCTTCTTCCGCCGTGACCCGGTCTGCGCCCCTCGTGAAGTAGATCGCCCAACGGTAGGCGCCCTCCGCTATCACGAACGCAGAGGCCGGAACCTTGAACTTGTACGTGTCGCCTGCAGTGGTTACGTGCCCGGCCAGCGAAGTGAAGTCGGTGCCTCCTCTCAGGATTAGCGTTGGAGTCCACGCATCAGCGACAGGAAAATCCGAGTTCGAATAGTCGAACTCGAGCGTATCGCCGGAAACGATCTGCGCCGGAACGCCGATCGGGATCGCGCGGCTCAAGGCGTCGGTCTCCCAAGAAATGACAAAAGGGGCCGTGCCCACCAGGTGCTGCCGGTGAACATGACCCCGTCGGGGTGCAAACTCTGGTTCCAAGCTACGTGAAACGCCGTGTGCAAGTCAACGACCACTCCCACTACCTACCAGCGATTGACCCAGCTCGAGGGCCGCGACGTACGCCGTGATCTGGCCTGCTGGGGCACCGTATTCGGCGCTTCCGGTTCATCCGGGTCGTCCTCTTCGACCTCGATCGTTTTCAGCCGCTCTTCCATCTCCGCGCACAACCGGTTGAGCTTCGGCGCAAGTCCTACGAACGCTCCCAGAGCCAGGACGCGACAATCGAGCGCTTCGTTGCGCACGCCGTCCGGCTTGACCCAGATGCGCGTCGGGAAGCCGCGCGTGTAACGCGTGACAACCTTTTCTGAAGTCAGCTGCGCGAAATAATCCTCGTCGTAGCGATCGGGGAAGTGGCAGTATCCCGTGCCGTGCTCCTGGAGCTGCAGACGGGCATACACGAGCGCCTTCGCCGTATCGACGCCGAGCGGGAAGAGCGGGACCTTCGCTTTGTTGTTCCGCGACGGCTTGCCCATGATGAGCCGTCCGGGCCCGCCCATACCCTTGGTCGCCCAGACCTTCCTGCCCCAGCGCTCCTTGCAGAACTTGTACACGGCCTGCGTATGGTGGCCACCCGAGTCGATGCAGGTGGCACGGATGGGCAGTTGGATTCCCGCGGGATGCGCGAACGTGCCGCGCAGTTCGGTATCGAGGTCCTTCCAGAGCGCCGGCGCTGATGGATCCCCGTTGAGCACGCGGTAGTCGATCGACCAGGTCTCTTCATCGCGGCCCCACCCCACAATCTCCAACTCGAAGCGATCGTCCTGCACGTCGACGCCAGCAGTGATCACGACCACGCCGTGCGGCAGCGGCTCGGCTTCATAATTCTCGCGCCGCTCCAGCAGGCCGGTCTTGTCGATCGAGAGCGCCTTTTCTTTCCACGTCTCACCGAGCGACAGGTTCACGAACGACTTTAGCTTCTCCGGTCGTTTCTGCGCGCGCAGCCATTTGCGCACAATCTTTTCGAGTGGCGCCATGAGCGACACCATCGCGGGTGCGTGGAATCCAGCGATGCCTTCGAAGGCGCGCTCAGCACGCCACTCTCCGTGCGTGATGTTCCGGTACCGCTCGCCATCAGACCAGGGCGAGCCGCAGTCCCTGCACACGTACACGGCCGACGCTGCGTTGCCGGAGTCCCAGTGCACCTGCGACCAGGTGAGAGGCTGCCAGTGCGTGCAGTGGTGGCAGGGCACGTACCACCGGCGCCGATCGCTCGCGTCATACTCCTCGCTGATGCGGCTCAGGCCTTCCGTGGTAGGCGTGCTCGACTTGTAGATTTTGCGACGGCGGAACCGCTCGGTGCGCTCTTCAGCCAGCGCCACGGGATCGCCCTCGCCATCCACATCCTCGGGGTATCCGTCGATTTCATCCAGGTGCAGATAACAGATGGGCATGGACCTCAGTGTGGCCGCCGAGTTCGCGCCGCCAATGATCAGCACGCCGCCCGGAAATTCCTTGAGGTCTAGCGTGTTGCCGCCGTCCTTACTGCGCGGCGCCACGATCTTGCGGCGCAGGATCCCATCCTTCGCGTTCTCGATGAGCGGTGCCACACGCTGCCGGCTGTAGCGTGTGCCGACCATAGTGGTGGGCTGCACGACCAGCATCGGGCCTGGCGTCTGGTCGACGACGTAGCCGATCCAGTTGAGCCCGGCCTCGGTCGCACCAATCTGCGCGGCCTTCACGAAGACAACGGTGTGTGCCGGGTGGGAAGGGGAGAGACAGTCCATGATTTCGCGGAGATGCGGCACTCGGTCGGTGCGCCACGGTCCCGGCTCGGGCGATTCCTTCGAGGTCAGCACGCGATATTCATCCGCCCAGGATGAGACGGTGCGCTCCGGATCCGGCCGCATTGCGATGGCAGCCGAGCGGTACAGGCCTGCGACGGGGTTCACGCCGCGGCCTCCGGCGGTGCGTCCAGCTTCTCGAGCTCTTCCGCGGCAGCCAGCGCGTCGAGGTCGTGAGCGATCGCGTCCAGCACGTTCCGTAACTCGCGCGTCAGCATCCCGTGCAGCGCCGCGGGATCCGTTTCCAGCGCGAGCGGATCCGCCAGCCGGTCCGCCAGGCCCAACGTGCGATCGCGCACGATGCGCAGCGTCTTGAACCACGCGGCCCGAGTCACGTCCGCATCGACCACTTTGCCGAGTTCACGCTCAAGCTCCAGCTCTTTCAGCTTGGCCTTGATCGTCTCGTGATCGATGCGCGCGGCCGTGAGCGATCGCTGCTGGCCGGACGCTTCGGTCTCTGCCGGCGGCTTGTCTGCGGGCGCCTTGGCCGCAGCTCTGCGATTGGTGTTGGCTGCCCACGCCTGATCCGCCACTTCCACGTCGATCTTGCCGTCCGGATCGCGCTTGATGCGGCCTTCCTTGATGGCCTGGAGTACCGTCGGATGGGCGCAACCGCGGTGACGGGCGTACGCGCGCACGCCCAGACGCAGCTTCTTGCCTCTGCCTCGCTTATCGCCGGTAGGCAATTTTCAGAACCTCAGACGAGCCAGGCATTGGAGTCGTGCGAACCCCATGAGAATTTTGGCTGGATGGGACCCGCTCGTTTGTCTCAGCATACGTGCCCATGAAGCGCCGCATGACAATCGGCACAAAGCCATTC